TTTTTAGGTTTATTTGGGAGGGGTTCCACAACCCAGAGAAAAGGAAGAAACCTTGGTTTTTATACTCCGTTGGGGGATTGATGTTATTCTTGGTGGGACTCTGTTATGTACTCGGTAACAACTTAAGGTCAAGGTCTGTCCTTAATCATAAATGGGAAGCAGCTTATGCGAGTCTAAAGTACAACTACAATCTCACCATGGAGAACAACAACCGTCTGATCAAGATCAACAGACATCTCACAGAGATCAACTCTAAGCTCTTAGAAAGTGGCATGGATATGTTCATGCGTATCGCTGATGCCAATCTCTCCGATGAAGAGAAAGATGCGATGAAAGGAGAACTGGAGTTCATGAAAGAGATGCAGAAATCATTGATCCAACAAGTAGCAGATGCTGCATTGCAAGATAAAAAGACTGATGATAACGTCAAGAAAGATGATCAACAGGTGAAGAAGATCTTAAATGATACTGGTCGTGATCCCAATCTCCCTGCTGAACTACCTCCACCTCCAGCACCGCTACCAGCACCAAAAAGTATCGGTGATGAAAAAGATAAACCATAAGGGATACTTTATAGCGTTTTTGTGAATATAAGGATGGAAATATGCTTAAAGGTATCGTCCTCTACTGTGACGGTGGTAACCATGGTAAAAACCCTGGGATGATCGGCTATGGTATCCATGGGTATACCTACCAGACATGTCAGGATATCGTAAACTACAATGATGAATACAAATACACTCAGATAGGTTACGTAAAGCTGGGTGATAAAGAGACTGATGAAGACATCCATGACGTGTCTTCTATAAAGAAGACCGATGATAAATACCAAAATGTCATCAATGGTTCTATGAAAGTCCGGGTAGAACCTATCAAGATCTTCAACAAGTATAGCAAAGTCGGTATCCATGATAGCAACATCGGTGCTGAATTAAGAGCGTTCAGAGATAGCTTGGATATTATCAAGAAAGAGACGACTGATGAAGACATAGCAGTAGCTCATGTGTACTCTGATTGTAAAAATGTCGTCAGTGGTTTTAATGACTATCTCCCTCAATGGAGTACTAATGGTTTTCGTAAGAAAGATGGTAATAAAGTCCAGTATGAAGATATTTGGCAAGATATCCATGATCAATTAAGCTATATCAAAAGCAAAGATACAGAAGTCAAACTCCATTGGATCAAAGGTCATGATGGTCATCCTGGTAATGAACAAGCGGATTACTTAGCAACCATTGCGGCATCGATTGGAAGAAAGATAGGGCTTGGGGTCATCGAAGATGATAGTATCCAGGACTATGATTTAAGTCAGGTGGATAATAAAGCATCCATTCATCCTTTCTTGATGACAGAAAGGTTCTATTTCAATCCTTCTCGGATAGAACATCATCTGGATAAGATCAAAACTGGTAAACCTGTCCAGTACTATCTCGGAGAACTAGGTAGCAAAGTCGAAGATACCTTTGTCGGTAAAGAGATCAGTGATGCGGCACTTGCTGTATGTTCATTACAACAAAGTGATGTGGTGTTAGATCGGATCATGTTAGAACAAGCTCGTTATCTTGAGGATAACGATGCCAATACAGATTGCATCGTTGCAGGTATGCTTGATCATATCGCAAAATCCAAAGTCTATCCTGATCTTCTTGCCAATAAAGATGTTTTATTGAAATCCCCTGGGTATACAAGAGCTGAGATCAAATCTCTTTATGGGGATCAGATCACTTTGATCTTAGATCCTCCTTTCTTAGCGATGCGTACTTTATCCTCTTTCACCTTACTAGAAGAGATGGCTAATTACTATCTGCAGGATAAATTCCCTGGAGAGATTGTAGATATCACAGATCTCCTCTATGAAGAAAGCAATAAAGGTAAAGTCCAGTTCAAGAAAGCTATTGGTACTGATGTCAAGTCTATCAAAGCCAAGATCAACATAGGAGAGATAGAGAAAACCGTCACATTGACCTTTGGTATAGATCTCTTAGAAAGAAACGTCTATAAGAAGCTTGAGAAAGATATCGACAAAGTGGTACTACTCAACTGGTCGGAAGAGGATAGTTTGTTCATGAACTATGCAGTGATGACTATCTTAAAGAACCATGACTGGTGTATCTATCAAGCCACGTATTCCTCCACTTACTATAAGAAAAGGTAAATCTCATTATGCGTAGTTTTAAATATTGGTTACTGCAATTCCTGGTGAAAAGAAGACCAGAGAGACTGAAAAGAGCAACAGCACTCTCCTCGATCTATCGTGCATTGAAAGATACGATAGATGATGAGGATCTAAGACGGATCAATCTTGCGTTAAAGCTTACCGTAGATCCAAATAAGATCAAATCACTCAGATATCCGATGGCGATGCGTCAGGAGATCTGGGGAGAGAGTGGTATCGCGATCATCAAGACTCTGGTGACTGGAGTGGATCGTAGTAAAGTAGAGCGAGTCTGGAACATCATGCCACCCTGGCTGAGATACAGTTACATGCAGTTTGAGAAAGATGTCGTGATCTTGTTCCGTGTACTAGAAGAGCATGATGAACAAGCTCAAGCATAGTTAGATATAGATTACACGTCATATCACCCTGATACACCCACTATAGGTGTATCAGGGATGTATGACGTCTGTTCTTTTTTGCTTATTTATCGTAGTGCTTTGATCACTGTAGTCAGCATCTCTTCAAATAAAGACTTAAAGATGCTATACTGATATCGTGTCAATGCATAAAACTCAATCTCTTCAGCAAGCTCTAGTGTAGACTCTACGAAGTAATCAGGTATTGTTTTACCATTGACGACTACGTCTTTACTGGAGATATGCTTCTTGAAAGCATTGAGTTGCTCTGCTAGATCTTTCGTCGTAGAGACGACTTTCTTGTTATCGATAGCATTGATCTTATCTGCAACTTCTGCCATGACTTTTGCACACTCAGTCACATCAGCATTACGCTTGATGACATTACCATAGCTTGTCTTGACAGCATTGGTACGTCCTGTGAACAACGCCGCCATCTCTTCTTTTAAAGACTGTCTTTCTTGTTTGAGTTGTCTTACTCGTTTTAGATCAGAAGAGAAATCTTGATTGAGTCCTGTAGGAGAAGATAACGCCATCCCTAAGTTCTTCTGGAAAGTCTCCATATTGAACAAGAGTTCTTTATGGACATCAGAGAACTTATTCAAAAGACTGATATAAGCAAGATAAGTCCCTGTGTAGTACTGTGGGATCGGGATGATAGTGTCCATGATATCAGTATACTGAGACTTAGAGACTTCTTTGATATCGACTTGTCTTACATGACTAAGATAAGACAGTGGTTTGTCATCAAAGCCTAGTTTCCTCGCAAAGTTATTAAAGCTATCAATGATAGACGGGATGATACGTTTGATCGCATCGAGAAATCCTTCTTCTGAGTAAGTAAAAGACTCTACAGAAGGTGTTAAGCGATAGGTCAGCATATGCTGTAGAGACTCATGATCCAAGGTATCGATATAGCGCATAAGACGATAAACTCCAGTAAAGATAGATAAAGATGATATATGTGTCGCGTACGACTCATAGAGTTTTTAATCGAGAGGATTATGTAATGAGCTTTTTCAAATAAGAGGTACAGAACAACATGAACATGGTGCGTATGAATACAAAACTAGCATCTCCAGTGAAACCCTTGATCAATGTGGGGTGTCTTTTTGACATCCCCACAGGGACCTTTATTACGGGTATTCATGGAGAGTCTATTTTAAATGGTGGGATGAGTCGTTTTGATGCGATCATCGGTAGTGGTAACTTAGGTAAATCTACATTAGCGCATTATAGAAACATCGTAGGGTGTTATCGCATGGGAGATAATGCTTCTATCTCCGTCTACGATACTGAAGTCAACATCCAGGAGTCTAGACTACAGCAGTTTATCAATGAAGCGACTCATGGTGAAGGCGCTAACTGGATCGAAGAAGGCAAATGGTCAGTCTCTGATAAAGACTCTGTCCCAGGCGAGGTGTGGTTTGATGAGTTTAAAGCGTTCATGGAGAGCAAAATCGAGAGTAAAGATATCTTGGTAGAGACACCTTTTAGAGACAGGGTCAATGATAAGGGAGTAGTGAATCCTCTAAAAGTACCTATGCCTACGTTTGTACTATTAGACTCTATCACGAACTTCCAGACCAAAGATACTACTAAGATGCGTGATGATGTCACGATAGGGGACAGTAAAGCTAACATGCTCTACATGACCCAGAATAGAAACAACACACGTGTCATCAATGAGACTCACTCTTACTGTGGTGCATCTTCTACCTACGTGACGATGACCGCACACGTGGTAGAGAAGATCCAGATAGACCCTTATGCGCCTCAGGTGAAAGTATTACCAGCTTTGAAGAACAATCTAAAGATCAAAGCACCGCCGGACTTCACGTTCCTGACGATGAACTGCTGGTGGCTCGCAGGGTCATCTCCTTTGATCAGTAAAGACCGTACTTGTGAGTATCCGATCCAAGGAGAAGAAGGAGTCAAAGATGACACTGATCTTAATCTCGTGTATGTGACCCAACTTCGATCTAAGTCTGGCGCTTCTAACATGAGTTTAGATGTCATCATCTCGCAACGTCAAGGAGTGCTCGGATCACTTACTGAGTTCCACTATCTACGCAAGAATAACTACTTTGGTTTGATTGGTGGTGATAAGAACTATCATTGTGCGCTCTATCCCGAAGTGAAATTAAATCGTGTGAAAGTAAGATCTGCTTTAGATCAAGATCTTAAACTCGCAAGAGCGATCAACATCTGTGCAGAGTTATTGCAATGCATTCGATACGCAAAGATTGATCCAAGACTAGCTTGTCAGCCAGAAGTGCTCTATGAAGACATCAAGAACCTCGGTTATGATTGGGATATGATCTTAAGTCAGACAAGAGGATGGTGGTGTCCTTTGGATCAACACCAGGATAGTTATTTCTTATCCGTATTGGATCTGTTAAAGATGCGAGTAGGTGAGTATCATCCTTACTGGTTAGAGGATGATAAGAAAACCATTAAAGTTAGTAAAGATAGTAAAGGTAAAAAGTGAGTATGACTATGCAAGAAGTGCAAGATAACAACGTAGAAGCTGCTTTTGAAGAGTTGAAAGCAGATATGAAGTCTCGTGAAGAACATGATCAAGATGCAGGAGACTGTGATCTTTATCAGGAAGTGAAAGGAATGTTTGAGCGTGCAGGGCACCCAGATCCTGATGCTTGGACACTAGGAAGATTAAGTCCTGATGATCTTAAAGGATCTCCGATGAGTTATCAGAGGTTGATTATCAATAGAGCCTTGAGACTCAAACTGGGTAAGTACGAAGAAGATACTCGTGATCAGCGGTTCTTACTGGTCGACAGTGGTAGTAAAGAAGATTGGGTGGATAACTTAAAACCAACCATCAACTTCATCACCAAAAGAGATAAGAAGGTTTTGGAAAGCTTGGATGATGAAGTCAGAGATGACAGAGGTGATAGTGATGGTGGCAGTAACTAACATCAAAAGAAAAGCAGTCACGGATTTCATCTTAGAAGCCATTGATGATATCTTGCCTGATGGTTTCAATAGAGATCGGATGGATAAATATTTAAATAGCCTCAGTGATGAGGCTTTTGAGCAATATCTTAAAGATCTCCATGATGAGAAAGAATATCTCTCTGTGATCGCACCCAATGGTGCTGATGTGAAACTAGATCTTGCAAGAAACTTCGCTGTAGCTAAGAAATACAACATTCCTTTGTATCAAAGACTGTGGCTCAAGACCCCTGACAACAGGGGTCATTACCTCACCCAGGATGAGTATCTGATCCTAAGACTTCCTGTGAGACGTCAGTCACAGATCCTTGATAAGAAGAAATCCATCCCTGATAACAACAAAACCATCGATAACCTCACTGGACAACCTGCAGGATCTTCTAAAGGTGCTAAGATCTCTTATCCTGAAGTACAGATGTTAGCAGCTACGGGTTTAAATGAAACCTTGACAGAGTTCTTGAAGTATCGTGGTGGGGATAAATACGGGATGCAGCAGATGAACATCTCTATCAACAATACCGGAGGTGTATCTTTGAAAGCGATAGAACCTTACTCTGGTAGAGTCAAATCCACAGATGCTCTGCACGTACATCTAACATCGATGCATCTTAAGAACAATCTCTAAGGAGGAGTTACTATGGCATTATTACCTCCAGGTAGCAGGTTTCATTCTGGTGAGACTGAGGTCTATAATCAAGACACTACTGAACCTTACGTGAAATCTACTAGGACAGATACTTCTTTAAATCATGACTACATCAAAGCGGTGTTATCTGAAGCTATCTCTTTAACTTTAGATAAAAGAGTCAGTCGTGATAAAGCCAATGCTGATATCCGCACCCAGCAGAAGCAGATCTTCATGGATATCATCACCAGGTTCAAGGTACACACGCTTTTAAATAAAGAAGTTCTGAAGAAGCTATTAGAATCGATATTCAAGAATGAGACCAATATGGATCTCATCTTGACTTTAAGATGTGTGTTCTTTGCATTACTCGATCTTCCCGGTAATGAATACCACACCTTCTTCAAGAAGATCGTGTATCAGATCCGCATCCCAGATGGTATTGATTGTTTAATATCCAACAGCCTGATGCAACGGATCACGACGACCACTAAAGAAGAGATGGAGAGTATCTTGAAGGATAATGACTTCTTGATCCCCATCATCTTACTGAATCTACATTTCAACATCAGTGATATCCAGGGACTATGAGTGAGGAAGTCTATCAGAAAAGAGGGATCGGGATCTACATAGATCTCGATACCCTCTTGGATACCCGTATGGGGACGATGATGATGCTGGTTCCTGAACAAGGGATGGTGGTGATCGATGATGATGGTTACTATTGTCGTGTAGAAGAAGTATTTCCTGGTTTTGATAAAAAGGTCTTTGATGAAGCTTACTCGAGAAGAGATCAGAATACACTAGAGCATTCTGCTGTATCGAATATGATCTTTATTTTAAAAGAAGCTGTCGCTGATCTTAAGGTCAAGGTCTATGAACATCCTCTGTATAACGACGTCATCGTCTATGTCAATATCCATCCGTATCAGTTAAGTGATGTTGAGAAAAGTGATCTCCATGGGGTACTGAGACAACATCTCTTGGATATGGCAAAGATTGAGTTTATTGATGTATCTTTAGAAGATCTGGATTGTGCTTGGGTGTATACCCATGTATCGCATTTATTCATGTATCACTTCGATGTCTGGCTAAATGCGAGAGCTAAAGCTTTAGCGCATCGAGGACTTCCTTATATCAGTTTGTATTGCCCAAGGATATTCTTTGAAAGAAAACCTACTGAGGAAGAGATAGAGCAGTTGAAAGGATGGCTTGAGGTCAATGACTTTGATCATTTTGACTTCATTGAGAAGACTTATATGCCATTACTACAGATCCATTTCTTACCGGTAGATCACTTCTGTGTGATCAATGACTATGCAGATAGGATAAATGCAAAAAAGAGTTAAGTTGAAAGAGCACCCTGTACACTGGAGTGATCTGGTGTACAGGGATTTTCTTCATTCGTATGCACTCATTCAGGGCACCCTAGAGTACCATGATCGGTACTCTAGGGATCTATGCCGTGTAGACGTCATAGATCCTCAGTAGTACCTATCAATGGTACTACTGAGGTATAAGTATGTTTTCTCACAATGCTGCTTGTCTTTGCTGAAAATCATCGACATTGAGATTGGATTCTCCTACCATGGTCTCGTCTAAGACGTAATCCCGCTTTCCATCAGTCTCATCTAAAGAAGTACGGTTGTTATTGCTACCATTGCTGTAGATAGCATCTCT